TGATCACCTCATCCAAACTTAAAACATTAGTCTATGATGATCCAATAACAAGAAGTGCAGGTTTGGATATTTTTGAAGAACCTAAACCAGAGCACACGTATGTCTGTACAGTTGACGTTGCCAGAGGTATTACTAAAGACTATTCAGCATTTGTTATAATGGACACCACCACTATTCCATATAGGATGGTGGCAAAGTATAGAAACAATAAAATTAAACCACTACTCTTCCCCAACATCATTCATCAGGTAGTAACGAGTTATAATCATGCATATACCTTGATTGAGGTAAATGATATCGGTGGACAAGTAGCAGATATTATGCAGTTTGATCTGGAGTATGATAACCTCCTGATGTCATCTATGCGTGGACGTGCTGGTCAGGTTGTGGGACAAGGATTCTCTGGGTCTAAGGTGCAACTAGGTGTCAAGATGTCCACCACAGTTAAGAAGACTGGGTGTGCAAATATGAAACAGTTGATTGAGGATGATAAACTCATCTTTACTGACTATGATATTATTGCTGAGTTGACTACCTTTATTCAGAGAGGACAAGCATGGGAAGCAGAGGAAGGTTGTAATGATGACCTTGCTATGTGTCTGGTTATATTCTCATGGTTAGCAACATCAGATTATTTCAGAGAATTGCATGATAGTGATGTGCGTGCTCGGATGTATGTTGAGCAGAAGGATGCTATTGAGGCAGACATGGCACCATTTGGATTTATGGATGATGGACTCGGTGAAGGTGAGGTGATTGTAGATCCACAAGGACAGGCATGGCACACTGCTGAAAGAGAATCTATTGCTGAGTATGGTGACATGTCATATATGTGGGATTATCAGTAATGAATTTTGAAGACAATCTAGATCTAGAAGAATTTCTATTTGTGGATAGGCAATGCCGTAGATGTCTTCGCACCCTGTCACTGGTAGATCATTTCTATAAGACTAGACCTGATAGAGGCAAGAATGCTTCAGCATATTCTTATACCTGTAAACAGTGTCAGGTGAAGCGTAATGCTGCCAATAGGAAAAAGAAAAAGAAGTGGATTACCGAGTATCCTGATTGGTGATTTCGTCTTGTTTACCCTCTGAAATTACAGATTATTCTAAATAGTTTCAGCATCCGACTAGGAATCTAATCAGGAGAAACACATGGCATCCACACAACTTTCACCAGGGGTTGTTGTACTTGAAAGAGATCTAACATCAGTAGCGAACGCAACAATTGATAATGTTGCTGCTATTGTTGGGTCATTCGAGAGAGGTCCCGTAGAGGAACTTACAACAATTACTAGCGAGAAGGAACTTCTTACTATCTTTGGTAAGCCCAACGAATATAATTTCGAGTATTGGTTTAGCGCAGCGCAATTCTTGCTTTATGGAGGCACTTTAAGAGTCGTCCGTGCAATGAATGCATCGCTGAAAAACTCAATCGATACAGCACAGTTCACTGTCACATCTTTTAATAGCATCGACACCGTGTTGACTGTTGTCTCGGCAACAGACTTCGACGTTAACGATCTGCTTTTGGTTGACTCAGAATTGCTCAGCATCCAAGCAGTCTCAGGTAGCGATGTTACCGTGCTGCGTGGTCAACTGGCAACTTCTGCTGCATCTCACGCCTCTGCTGCTACGATCACTTTGATCGAACCTGCAGGCACAAGCAGCACAGTTAATGAAGGATCAACCTTCACCGATTCAGACGCAACTCTGACTGTGACCTCAGCAACCACCCTCGGCGGTGGCACCAACTCTTACATCAGAGTTGACGATGAGATCATGCAAATTACTGGAGTTTCTGGTAATAACCTTAACGTTACTCGCGGTCTGCTCGGCACTACTGCTGCTGCTCACACTGACGGATCTAACGTCACTCTGCAACTCGTTACTGCAGCTAAGACTGAAATCAACGAAACAACTGCAACTGGTGTTGCTGCTCCTCTCATCAAAAATTCTGATGATTATGAGAATAACGTTGAGTCTGCTGCAAACAACTGGAAGTGGGGAGCTAAGTCCGCTGGTTCATTCGGCAACTCCCTTCGTGTGGTGATGACTGATGCTGGTGCAGACCAAGTGCTGTTTTTGGCACAACCTACATCTACTGAGTGGACATTCGTCGATGGTGCTGAGGTTTCCTATTCTGCGGCAAACATCTATGGTAAGGTCTACGGTTACGACACGATTGTAACTCTGATTGATGACTCCACTTTGATTGGTGGATTTGAAGAAAACAACTTCATCACTGCTGTCAGTGGTGGTGTTACTGGTAGGGTTGTTGCATACGACAAGGTTAGTCGCCAAGTTGAAATTGCAATCGATTCTTCTTCTGCTGACGTGCTTGAAGTTGGTGACACCCTCACCGAATTGGCAAACAACAGTGGATCTGCTGGTAGTGCAACTGGTGATTCTGGCACAGTCCAGTCAATCCGTCGCGAGTTAAGAATTTCTCTTAACCCTGGATCACCTCTCTTCCAAGCAAACCAAAACGTTGCTGATGGCAACTCCACTACTGTGTTGATCGCAGCAGTTGAAAGTGACTATGCAACTCGTGTGTATGGTAACAACCAACGTTGGTCTAACATTGCTGCTCGTCCTACTACATCCGCACATGTGCAAGAAAGAGGTGGTTATAACGACCTCATGCACATCCTCGTCCTTGATGGCGACGGCGCACTCACGGGCACACCTGGATCTCTTCTTGAGAAGCACCTTAATGTCTCCAAGGCATCTGATGGCAGATCTCCTCAAGGCGATAACATCTACTATAAGGATGTTATTAAGACTTTCTCTCAGTATATTTACTGGGGATCTCATGAAACTGCTGGTGTCTATGACCGCGACGTTAACGCTGCTGGCGCATTCGGACTGAGTGGATCAAACAGAGAGTTTGATCTCATCAAGTCTGCTACTGCCCTTAGCAACATGGATGATCCAACTGGTGCTAACCCACTTGCCCAACCACTGGTTGGCACAAAGGGTAATGCAACGTTGCGTTATGCACTGCAAGGTGGTGTTGATGGTTATACCATCTCACGTCCTAACATCTTGGGTGCATACAACTTATTCAACGATGCCGAAACGGTTGACGTTGACTATATCCTGATGGGACCCAGCATGAATAGTGTTGCTGATACCATTGCAAAAGCACAGCACATCATCGGAATCGCTGATGTCCGTACTGATTGTATTGCGTTTATCTCCCCTCACCGTGCTGACGTGATTGGACAACCCAACATGACAAGCATCGTTAGTAAGACTATCGAATACTATGATCAGTTAGGATCTTCTTCCTACGCTGTCTTTGATAACAACTATAAGTATATCTATGACAAGTATAACGATGTATATCGTTATGTCCCCTGTAACGCTGACATGGCAGGTTTGGTGCTTAGCACTTCTCTCCGCCAAGAGCCTTGGTTCTCTCCTGCTGGATTTAACCGTGGTCGCCTGAGAAATACGATCAAACTTGCATACTCCCCACTCAAGGATCATAGAGATCTTCTCTATGCTGCTCGTGTGAATCCTATCGTTGCATTCCCTGGAGAAGGTATGATCCTCTTCGGTGATAAGACTGCACTTGGTTATCAGTCTGCATTCGATCGCATTAACGTCCGTCGTCTCTTCCTCGTTATCGAAGAAGCAATTGCTGACGCTGCTAAATCTCAACTCTTTGAATTGAATGACGAGTTTACTCGCCAACAATTCAAGAACATTGTTGAGCCTTTCCTTCGCTCGGTCCAATCCCGCCGTGGTATTGTTGACTTCTTGGTCGTTTGCGACGGATCAAATAACCCCGCTGAAGCCATTGATCGTGGTGAATTCTATGCTGAGATCTTCGTCAAGCCTACACGCTCGATTAACTTCATCCAGTTGACATTCACGGCAACCAGGACAGGTGCCTCCTTTAGCGAAATCGTTAGCTGATCAATAAACTTTACTAATAAAAACATAGGAGACAATTAGAAATGTCAGAAACAACTCCAGGCGCAACTGAAAATACGGTTCTTAATGCCTCGATCTTTGATTTTAGAAATAAAATTGCTGATCTTGCAAGACCTAACCTATTCCAAGTGGAACTCGCCTTCCCAGCAATCGTAGATGACGGTGGAGTCGGCACGGGGGCAACCCCCGACTCCCAAGAAGATGTCGCGCAGTCAGAAGCTGGCGCATCCCAAACGGGCACTGTGCAAGCAACAGAGTTGGTTACCTTCCTTGTGAAGGCAGCTAACATCCCTGCTTCAACAATTGGTGTGATCGAAGTGCCTTACAGAGGTAGGACACTTAAGATTGCTGGTGACCGCACATTCGAACCATGGACAATTACTGTCCTTAACGATAGAGACTTTGCACTTCGTGCTAAGTTTGAGTCATGGTCTACCAAGATCCAAAACCTCCAGCAAAACAGGCAAGAGCCCTCCTCCATTGGCGAATACCAGGCAAGTGGTAAAGTCAAGCAATTGGATCGTAGGCAAAAGCATGTGAGAGCATATGAGTTCCAAGGTATTTGGCCATCGAATATCTCCGCAATTGATCTTGCGTGGGATAGCAACGATACTGTCCAAGAGTATACCGTTGAGTTCCAAGTACAATACTGGACTTATGCCGATAACACTAACACGGGCAATGCTGTGCCTGATACCTCAGGGTCGTGATTTAATCACGTATAAATAATTGATAATGTATAGGGACAGTTGAATGTCACAACTATTTGGTTATTCCCTAGATCGAAAGAAGAAGGGCTCTGAGAAGGGTCCTTCTTTCGTGCATAAAGATTCTGATGATGCCGCCCAACCCATTGCGGCTGGTGGTCATTTTGGTCAGTATGTAGATCTGGGAGACTCGGCAAATAAAGCTGGTGAATCCGATCTTATTGGTCGGTATAGAGGTATGTCTTTGCATCCTGAAGCGGATGCAGCAATTAATGACATCGTAAATGAGGCAATCGCTGGAGATCTTGACGATCACCCTGTTGATATTGAGCTTTCTAATCTTAAAGTGTCTGACGCTGTTAAGACACGCATTCGCGAGGAGTTTGACAACGTATTGTCACTCCTCGATTTTGATCAAAAGGCGTATGACATCTTTCGTAGATGGTATATTGATGGTCGCCTCTATTACCATAAGATGATTAACCCTGATAATCCTAAGGAAGGGATTACAGAGTTGAGGTATATTGATCCTCGCAAAATCAAAAAAGTTATCGAGTATGATAAACCCAAGGATCGGATATCTCCATCAGATCCACAGGTTAACGTGCTGATTCCTAAGGCAATTGAATATTATATTTACGCTCCTAAGGGTCTACGCGGTTACGAAAACAATGGAATTAAGATTGCTCCTGATGCAATTTGTTTTGCACACTCAGGACAACTTGATATGCAACGTAACTGTGTGTTGTCACACCTGCATAAAGCAATCAAGGCACTCAATCAACTGAGAATGATTGAGGATTCGCTTGTTATCTATCGTCTCTCTCGCGCACCTGAGCGTAGAATTTTCTACATCGATGTGGGCAACCTGCCTAAGCAAAAGGCAGAGCAATACCTCCGAGAGGTGATGTCTCGCTATAGAAACAAGTTGGTATACAATGCTGACACTGGTGAGATTCGTGATGACAAGAAATTCATGTCTATGCTGGAAGACTTCTGGCTGCCAAGACGTGAAGGTGGACGCGGCACTGAGATCACCACACTACCAGGTGGACAAAACCTAGGTGAGTTGGAGGATGTCAAGTATTTCCAGAAGAAACTGTATCGCTCACTCAACGTACCTGAGTCACGTTTAGAATCTGACTCTTCTTTCAACGTTGGTAGGTCTGCAGAGATCACTCGCGATGAAGTTAAATTCCAAAAGTTTGTTGTTAGACTCCGTAAGAAATTCTCGGATCTTTTCAATGATCTGATGAAGACACAACTTGTCCTTAAAGGTGTGTTTACTTTAGAAGAATGGGATGATGCAAAGGAACATATTCAATATGATTTCATTGCAGACAACTACTTCTCTGAGCTGAAAGAGCAAGAGATCATGACTGCCCGTATGGCATTGCTTGAGCAGATGGATCCATACGTGGGTCGTTACTTCTCAATCGAATACATGCGTCGTCAGGTTCTTAAGCAATCAGATCTCACCATGCAAGATATTGACAAAGAGATGGAGAAAGAAATTGCTGAAGGTAAAGCAATGGACCCCATGGCTATGCAACATATGGAGCATGAGCAAATGGCACTGTCTCTAGAACCTGATCCAGTTGATCCTCAGCAACAAGCTATGGACCAATACGCGGATCAGGGAATCGATCCTGCGGATCGTAAAAAGGGAGATATCTAAATAGTAATATTGAATTAATTATTAATTATGCCTACCCAACCTGCGCTTGATATCGTCAACGCACTATTTGCAGGTCAAAAAGACCTTTCTGATTATGTAGATACTGCTATGAAAACTGTAGCAGTTGACCATCTTGATAATAAAAAACAAGAAATTGGCAAGCAAATGTTTGCCACAACCGAAAACACACCAGAGGAAACATCAAATGAGACTGATCAGGGAGGAGATTGAATCCGCCAAGGTTACTATCACCGAAGGTAAGAATGGTAAGAGAAACCATTTTATCGAAGGTGTTTTCCTGCAGGGTGAAATCAAAAATAGAAATGGACGAATGTATAGAGCAGAAACTCTGGAGAGAGAAGTTGCTAAATACAACGAGTCCTACATTAGTAAAGGTCGCGCATTAGGGGAGTTGGGTCATCCAGATGGTCCTACTATTAATCTTGATCGCGTATCTCATCTAATCACTTCTCTACAAAGAGAAGGCAACAACTTCATGGGAAAGGCAAGACTTCTCGATACCCCTATGGGTAATATCGCTAAGTCTCTACTCGATGAAGGTGTTAAACTCGGCGTTTCTTCTAGAGGACTAGGGTCCATTAAGGAAGAAGGCGGAGTTAAAATTGTTGCTGACGACTTCATGCTCGCAACTGCTGCTGATATTGTAGCAGATCCATCCGCTCCTGATGCTTTTGTTAATGGAATTATGGAAGGAAGAGAATGGGTCTGTGCTGGTGGTGCAATCCATGAGCAACAGATCGAGCTGATTAAAAGAAGAATTGATAACGCACATCGTAATCAATTGGAAGAAATGAAAATCTCCGCGTTTTCAAACTTCATGAAAAATCTTTAATCATAAATAACTATAGCAAAACCGCACGTTTGTACCCAGGAGACTATAAATGTCACAAGAGATTGAAACAAATCTGGATGAATCGAGTGTAACCGCTGGCGCTAAAGCTGCTGAACCACAACCCAAACTGGGTGCTGACGGTAGTAGTCTCGCTGGTGTGCAAGACCTCGGTGGTCCTACACCACAGAACAGCAGACCCACAGATGACAGCAATAAGTATAAAACTGTTGCTGGTGGGAACGCTACTTCACCAACCACAAAACCTTCCGATGCATCGGCAAGTAAGCAGGACGCATTGTCCAAGAAGCCTACTTTCGATCATGTAGAAGCAGATGGTGAAGTGATTGCTGAAACAGAAGCAGTCAAAGACACCGTAATTGAAGTGGATCTCTCCGCTGACGTTGCCGCTCTCACCGAAGGTGAAGAGTTGTCTGAAGACTTCAAAGAAAAAGCAAAGACTATCTTTGAAGCTGCAGTTGTTTCCCGTCTCAATGAAGAGATGGAGCGTATGCACGAGGACTACGCTAAAGTCCTTGAAGAAGAAATTGAGTCCGTTAAGTCCACTCTGGCTGAATCAGTCGATGAGTATCTGACGTATGCAGTCGGTCAGTGGATGACCAAGAATGAGCTCGCCATTGAGCACGGTATTAAAACCGAAATGGCAGAGTCCATGCTGACGGGTCTCAAGCAAGTTTTCGTGGAGAACTATATTGATCTCCCCGAAGAAAAAGTTGATGTTGTAGAAGAAATTCAGACACAACTTCAGACCATGGAAACAAAACTCAACGAGTCTATTGAAGAAAATGTCGAGTTGTCAAGACATCTCGGCGGCTATATCAAGAATGGGATTGTGACAGAAATCGCTGAAGGTTTAAGTCTCTCACAACGTGAGAAGCTTACGTCCTTAGCGGAAGCTGTTGAGTTTGAAAATGAAGAAACTTTTAAGAATAAAGTTTCTACCCTCCGTGAATCATATTTCTCAACTAAGCCCGAAGTGACTACTGTCACTGAAGATGTCCAAGTAGAGAACGCACCAACAGGCGAAGCAATGTCGGCGTATGCTGCTGCTATCTCCCGTTGGAGTAAGTAAAGTTTATTTCACCTAACCTAAAAGACAAAATGTTTAACGCAGAACATCTCCAGGAAAAGTGGAACCCCATTCTTGAGCACAGTGAGCTCGATCCTATTAAGGATACATACAGAAAGGCGGTTACCTCAGTCCTCCTGGAAAACCAAGAAAAATTCCTCCGTGAAGAGCGTGGGATGATCAACGAAGCAGCACCTACCAACTCTTTGGGTGGCGCTGGTTATACTGGTGGTAGCACCAGCACTGGTCCTGTTGCAGGTTTCGACCCTGTGCTGATCAGCCTCATCCGTCGCTCCATGCCTAAGCTTATTGCTTATGACATCTGCGGTGTGCAACCAATGACTGGTCCTACTGGACTGATCTTTGCAATGCGCTCCACTAAGGGCACCAACAGAGACATCAACAGCAGCGGCGTTGAGACCTTCTTCAACGAAGTTGACTCCGAGCATTCTTCCGAGAATAGTGCAAACGGTCTTGCATCCAACACTCAGACTGGATCTAATCCTGGTCTGCTTGCTGATGGTGCTGGTCAGTACACGATCGGCGGTCAGGGCATGACCACTGCTCAGTCTGAAACACTGGGTGATGGCGCTTCTAACCACTTCAACGAAATGGGTTTCTCGATTGAGAAAGTCACCGTTACTGCGAAGTCACGCGCTCTGAAAGCAGAATACAGTCTTGAGCTTGCTCAGGACCTTAAGGCAGTCCATGGTCTGGACGCCGAAAGCGAGCTTGCAAACATCCTCAGCACTGAAGTGCTGGCAGAGATCAACCGTGAGGTTGTCCGTACTGTTTACAAGATTGCTCGTCCTGGTGCTCAAAACAACACTGCTACTGCTGGTGTGTTTGACCTTGACGTTGACTCCAACGGTCGCTGGTCTGTTGAGAAATTCAAAGGTCTTCTCTTCCAAATCGAGAGAGACATGAATGCGATTGGTCACGAGACTCGTCGTGGGAAAGGCAACATCCTCATCTGCTCTGCTGATGTGGCATCTGCTCTGTCCATGGCTGGTGTGCTTGATTACACCCCTGCTCTGTCTGGTAACAGCAACCTGCTTCCAGATGACAACTCCAGCACCCTTGCTGGTACACTTAACGGACGCATTAAGGTCTACGTTGATCCTTACTCTGCTAACGTTTCTGACGCACATTTCTATGTTGCTGGTTATAAGGGTTCTAGCGCCTATGACGCTGGTCTCTTCTACTGCCCATATGTGCCTCTCCAGATGGTCCGTGCTGTTGGTCCTGACACCTTCCAGCCCAAGATCGGATTCAAGACTCGTTACGGCATGGTTGCTAACCCTTATGCTGAGGGTCTTACCCAAGGCATGGGCGCACTTACCGCTAACGCCAACCGTTACTACCGTCGTGTTAAGGTCACCAACCTCATGTGATCCTTGCGTTACGCAACACAACGTTACACTGGAGACCCGAAAGGGTCTCTTTTTTTATGGTTTTGTATACGATATACGTCATTTTCACAAATGTTATATACGATACATAAAGTTGCCTAAGTAGTTATAGAATTGGAGTGAGAGTCATGACCCCAAATATATCTTGAGTATGAGTACACGCTTGCGAAGGAGTATTAAAATGCATAACATTCTATCCAGATCACAAATGGATCAATGGCGGCACTTTGAAGACACCATCGATGAGATGGATGTTGAAATGCAACGCCTTAATGATTATTATGAATGTCTAATTGAATGCGATATCAGTAGTCAGACGCAATGTAAACGTATTTGTCGAGGTGTCCTTATGTGAGTAAGACCACACAGTAGACTGATAAAAGACCCTGTGGTGGGGTCTTTTCTGTTAAATACTGATATCGATGTTAGTATGAGATTGACCCAATGCCCCGTAGTACTATGTTAAAGGTTGATCTACTTGCAAGACTATATAAATTGAAGACCGAATTATATACTAACGAGACGAATCGTCAGTCAGGTAAGACAGGACAATGGCAGGATGGTGCTCACTATGCCTATAACGAAGTCCTTAAAGTATTAGAAGAATACAGACTATGAAAGACATGGATTTTATTGATGATCTCCTTAAGAGAGTGTCTCGAATGAGACATGATATCCTGATGGAGGAACCATGCCCAATCTATGATGCTGATGAAAACGACTGGGAGGATTTTTGGCATGGAGAAGAACTTAAGTAGAAAAGAATGTCAGGAGATGATTGACGATGCCATACGAAAACATAATCGTAATGCTGGAATTATCAGTATGTGTGTTGGTTGGGTTGTTCTCTCACTTTTTGCTGAGGGTCTTCTTCGACTTATCGGAGTGATTCCGCCACTACTACCAGGATTGAAGATCGTATTATAAATACCAGTATCTAGGTATATAACGATGTCGGGCTTTAATTCACAAATTGAAAATAGAAACTTTCTGTCACCTATTGGATTTAAATTTACCTTAGGTAAGTATCCGAAGGTGGCATACTTCTGTCAGTCTGCCAACGTCCCTTCAATCACAATGAGTACCCCCATACAATCGTCTCCTATGAGAGGGTTGCCTATTGAGGGATTCATGGATTACGAACCGCTGAATCTACAGTTTCTTATTGACGAAGATCTAACTAACTACATGATCATGCACAACTGGATACGTGGATTAGCCACACCTGATGGTGGATATGATCGTATAGAATTTGATACAAAAATGAAAGCACTGTATGGCAGTGTTGGTGAGCAAAGTGCTGATGGCACGCTGACTGTGCTCAACAGTAACTTCCAAATGAATTTTAATGTGGTCTTTCAGAACCTAATACCTACTAGCTTGTCGGCACTAGAATTTAATGCTACAGTGGATGGCACAGAGTATGCCATGGGTCAAGTATCGTTTAAATACTTGAAGTATGAGATACAAGAGACCACCACTTACAAACGCGACAAGCGACTTAGTTAATGAATCTAGACAAAATTGAGGAGATGTGGGCAAAGGATTCTGAGAAATTCTTTGATCATAGGGAGTTGCCTGAGTTACTGGCAAATGACAGTATGGAAACTCCTAGACTCCATGCAAAGTATTTGCAATTTATTAATCAATTCAAACTGATGCTATCAGAAGCAGAGGTAAAGCGCAAGGTATTACTGCGTGAGAAGTTTGAATACTATTCAGGTAAAGCACCTGCCACAGTCTATAAAGAAAAACCTTTTCCACTGAAAGTGCTTAAGGGTGATCTCAATATATACATTGATAGTGACCCAGACTTAACTAAAGCACAACAGAAAATAGACTACCTCGAAACTTGTATAAATTGTATTGATAGGATACTTAAACAGATCGACAGTCGTGGATTTGCAATTAAGAATACTATTGAAATTGTGAAGTATTATGGAATCAGATGATTACTATCGAAAAGAAAAATGAAGTTTTTCTTAAAGTCGAAGGTGAGCAACATTTACATAAAGAACTAAGCGAGCACTTCCAATTTGAAGTGCCTGGTGCAAAGTTTATGCCTCAATATAAGAGGCGTATATGGGACGGTAAGATCCGCTTATATTCTCCTGGTACTGGGGAGATATATGTGGGTCTTTTTGATTATGTGTGTGAGTATCTCGATGATAAAGGATACGAATATCGAATCAAAGATAGTAAATTTTACGGACTACCCACTGAGGAAGAAGATTATGTCTCACCTGAAAGCATTGCGTCTTTTATTAGATCTTTGGGATTGCCATTTAAGATACGCGACTATCAACTCAAAGCAGTTTTCACGGCAATTAAGCAACGTCGCAAGTTACTACTATCCCCCACGGGATCAGGAAAATCCCTGATCATTTATTCTTTGGTGCGATGGCATCTTAAGAGTAAAAGACAGATACTTATCGTTGTCCCTACAGTCTCTCTAGTCTCTCAGTTGACGCAAGACTTTAAAGACTATGGGTGGAAAGCAGATCACTATGTCCATCAGATCATGGGAGGCGCTGAGAGGTATGTAGATGCCCCTGTAGTGATCTCTACATGGCAATCCATATACAAGGAACCTAGAAAGTTTTTTGAAAGGTTTGATGTAGTTATTGGAGATGAAGCACATCTCTATAAAGCAAAGAGTCTTTCAGGCATTCTAAACAAATGCCACGATGCTAAGTATAGAGTCGGGCTGACAGGCACGTTGGATGGTTTGCACAGTCACCAGCTTGTGCTTGAGGGTTTGTTCGGACGCTGCGACAGGGTGACCACAACTGTGGACCTGATGAAGAAGGGGCAATTAACTCCTTTGAAGGTAAAGGTCCTTCTATTGCAGCATGGTCATGTGCCATTCGATTCATATCAGCAGGAGATGGATTATATAGTATCTCAACCTAAGAGAAATAATCTAATTTGTAATCTTGCGAAAGATTTGGATGGCAATAGTCTCATCCTATTCAACTATATCGAGAAGCACGGTGACCCATTATGGGACATGCTAAATACTAAGGTGGACAAAGATCGAAAGATCTTTTTCATACATGGGGGCGTTGATGCTCTTGAGAGAGAAGAGGCACGAAAGATATGTGAGCAAGAAAAGGATGCAATTATTCTTGCTTCATACGGCACCTTCTCAACTGGAATCAATATTAGAAACCTACATAATGTAATATTTGCTTCCCCAAGTAAATCACGAGTAAGAAACCTCCAGTCCATTGGACGTGTCTTGCGTAAAGGAGATAACAAAGCACAAGCAGTGTTGTATGACATTGCCGATGATTGCTCCAGAGGTAACAGACACAACTACACTCTCAGACATCTTATTGAAAGATTAAAAATCTATGATGAAGAGAAATTTGATTATGAAATCACGAAGGTAAATCTACGAAAATGATTAATTACATTCGACACGATAATGAATTCTATGGCATCGTTAAATTGATCTCTGGCGAGGAGATCATGGGTGTCATGATCGCTACAGATGAAGAAGAAACCACAGTCATTTATGTTTCAGATCCATTGTGTCCAACCTTAACTCCCATTGATAAAGATGGTCAGCAAGGATTGATTGCAGGATTTGTCAAGTGGATGCTCTGGTCTGACGAAGAGTTTTACATTATCAATGAATCCGACATTGTAACCATCGCCCCGATGTCCACTGAGGCAATCATGATGTATAAAATGTGGTGGAGGAAAGAGAATGGTGACACCGCAACTGATCCCAATCCAGTCCCTGCTAATGAAAACATGGGTCTAGTGGGTAAAGTCTCAGAGATGAGAAAGAAACTAGAAGATCAATGGAAGAACTCTAAGTAGTACCTTTCCAACCCTTACATGGTTGATTATAATTATTATTATTCAATCTGTCAAGCTTGACATTATCTCATTAGATGTTATTATGTATTGGTGAGTTAACAATTACATATGAATTTAATGACTCCTAAGAAGAAACAGCATTACGTTGACAACAAGAAATTTCTTGAGGAGATCATCAAGTATCGAGATGACGTTGAGTGTTGCAAACTACAAGACAGACCCAAACCTAGGATTACACATTACCTAGGGGATTGCTTCCTAAAGATTGCTACCCACCTGTCATATAGACCTAACTTTATTAACTACATGTATAAGGAGGATATGATCTCCGATGGTGTAGAAAATTGTGTGCAGTATATCGACAACTTTGATCCCGCTAAATCAAGAAACCCATTTGCATACTTTACGCAGATCGTTTACTATGCTTTCCTGAGAAGGATTGCTAAAGAGAAACGGCAAATGGATATCCGAGACAAACTTATCGAGAAGAAAGGATACGATCAAGTATTCCATTCCGATGATAACGACAATCACTCTGAATTAAATTCAATTAAGAATAGAATTGAAACTAATATGAGACACTGATGTTTGATATCCCAATTAAGAAAGGTTTTATCTCTGGCACTCCAAAGGAAATTCAACTGACGTGGGAAGTCTTACAAGACATATGGGGATCTTGTGATAGAGGTGCTTGGTCAGGTGAGACAGGGGTAAGTACTGGTCAGCAGATATTAGATCTACACACCTATCCTGAGTTTGACTGGATTATAGGTCAGATGTTTCCTGCTGTAATTGAATACTGGGACAAAGACCTAGGATATGCCCCTGCAGACATCCAACCAGTTGCAGCATGGGCAAACCTACATCAAGATGGTGACTGCACACAAGAGCACTCTCATAGTGATGGTATCCGTCAAGCACATGTTGCATCGGTCTTCTATTTGAAGAAGGGTGAGGGTGGTGACATCGAATTCTGCGACCCTCTGGATTATATCCGTCGCCTTACCCCCCTTGCCAGATCCGCAGAAGATGCTATACTATCTGACTCGATGCCTTCCCGTACAGGCGACTTCCTTTTGTTTCCTGGTTGGTTAAGGCATCGCACACAACCTGCAATTGGAAAGCGGGTAGCAATTTCGATTAACTACAATGGATTCTAATCAACAGCAAGAGTGGATCGATGATGCATTCTATATTAAAGAGACTCGTTTTGGTCTCTTTACAAGCGTTATGAAGAGCGGTGAAAACTTCCTTACAGGCGCTACTCGCGAAGGTGTGCTTTCCATGTCACGATGGCACCTAAAGTGTGAGCAGGACGGCACTTTGCATCTATATACAAGAGTTGTTGGCGACTCTTACGTCTCGGGAAAACTCTAATGCAGAATTACATACAGCAATACTGGTCTGGCAAGCAAGTGTCAGTTACCGAACTGGTCCAAGCAGTTGCCGAATCCGTAAAAGGGACCTATACTACGTCTACAGTCGTCAATCCCAAGGGCGGCAATACCAAGAGAATAGTAATCGAGTATGAAGATCCTTCTGATAACTGATCAACACTTCGGCGTTCGGAATGATAATCTCTTCTTCCAAGAGCTTTACAGAAAATTCTATTCTGAGGTTGTCCTCCCCTACATTGACCGAGAGGGTATCACTCAAGTAATTTGCTTAGGGGATACCTTTGATCGTAGAAAATTTGTAAACTTCAATAGTCTGGATGCAGCACGGGAGATGTGGTTTCAAC